TCATCCACAAGGTTGTTGTTGATATTACCACCTGTGTGAATAAATTTCTCGTTAGCATCAAGGGTCGCTATACCAAACTGGCTATCTGCCAATTCTTTTTCAAGCTGAGTCTTACGACTCTTAGCCTGTTCCTGACGTAAGCTACTCTTTGTGGCATATGGGATTTGGATAAACCCGTTAAGTTTACCAGCCGCCACTGCCTTATCTTGAGAGTACATCAAATCCATCTTTTGCTCAAGTAACTTAAGTGTTGAGTTACGGTCTTTGAGTAGACCAATAAGAGGAGACTCCAAGATAACAATCGACTGTTTAGACAACGTCAAGTCTTGTTCTAATCCATTTTGATCATTATAGACTTTAACCCGAACAGCACGAGGATACCATTGCGTAATCTTACCAACACGCATTGATAAGATATCATAGGAACCGTCATCGTTGGGTTTTGACGTTGTGTCGACGGGGACAATTGCAACAACACCTTCTTCTAAAAGAGACCAGGCTACATCATAGATAAATGCGCGACCTGTTTGGTCGATATTAGCAGACGTCGTTAAGCAATTGATCAGACCTGAGTCGACAGAAGTCTGATTACCGTCTTCTTCGTTGATCTTTAAATGTTTAAAGTCAACCATAGCGACATCAAGAGAAATCATAGAAATAATACTATTAATTAGGTCTTGATGCTTGAAAGTATAACCACGGAGCGCACCTGATGGCCGGCCAATACCTGAGCCGGAAACCAAGTCAGGGTCATAATCAATACCATTGTTGGTTGACATGAATGCGTTCCATGACCCTAGAGGGTTGTTTACCATCCTACAAGAATGCCTCCTTATTTCGTTTATAGGCAACCCAAGCATCCATCAATGCTGCAACATTATCGATTTTCTCGTCGCTACGCATCTTAGACAACTTATAGTTACCATTATTATCTTGGATAACAACAGCGTTACCCATGGCATACTTCATGAGTTCCTCGAAGAATATGAGGTCTCGAGAAGTTGCCATATTCTTAATCTCACCTAAAGGTACAGACTCAGTTCTAACACCTTGTCGCACCACTTCTACACCGACATCGCCATTCTCCATAGTCCAGCGATCAATGAATTCAGCCGCATTATATGGGTCATAACCAAATGATACGATAGTCCATTCCATCTCTTCGATATAACGTTCCACATCGTCGTAGACCATTTCCCAATCGAGATAGTTACCAGGCATGATTATTAGAGTACCCTCAGCTACAAGCTGGTCATACTTAGCTTGCGTTGCCGAGTTTAAACGTAGATATTTAACCTCAGATACATAAGACCTTGTCTGAACACCGTATCGACCTCGTCCAAGAGGAACCAGCCAAGTAAATGCCCAGAAATCATCACCTTGAGAAGCGTCCATACCCATAGATACTTCCATACGCCTGAAGTTCTGCCTTCGATGAAGTTCAGTTTCTTCAAATGTAAAGAAGTAGGTCGTACCTTCAACCGGGATACCAAATCTTTTAGCTAAGATATCGTTTCGGTTTGCTGGGGAGTACTCTGCACGTCTCACATCACGTTGATATGCTTCGTAAGAAACAGTAATACCGATATTAGGACAAGCCTTCATCCACATATCTGGGTTTCCTACTTCAGCCACATCATCTAGACGGTAATACCATATAGAGGTATGTGGGTTTTCGTATTCACCACGGAGGATTGCCAAAAGCTCACGTTTAATAGAGTCACCAACCGAGTCACGAACCGTACCTTCTGACGATACCGCTAGGATAATATAATCATCAATACCGTCTTTAGAAGCCGATTGCTCAAGTGCGCCAATTACATCTTCTTTGATGTCACCTGACAGCCATTCATCGACTGTAGCATACTTGGCACGAGAACCTTGAAGTTTTGGAATAGTCATCGGTTTTACTTCTAAGATAGAGTTTGTTAGACGATTGACAATACCATCCTTGGTTACAGCCAGTTGTGACTGGGACTTCTGTGTCCTAGCCTTATTTCGTCCTCGAGTGAGTACACGGAATAAAGGAAAACCTTCTTCGGCGCTTCCCGCCCTAGTTATGGCTGTAGCAAAAGGGTATAATACTTCTGCCGCTTGAGCCATGGTAGGAGCTGTTGTAACCTGCTGGGTCGAGTTGGTATCCATCACAAGCCCAAAGGCCTGATGAAGTGTGGCATATAGAGACTTTGCGTTACCCCGGGCCACAATAAGGTATTGTTTATTCCGAAGTCTGCGCTTATGTCTAATTATTTTGAATTTTCCGGTTTGAGGGTCATAAACCTTCTCTTCCTTAAATTCGAACCACGCCAATAAATCCTCAGCCCATAGCCTAAATGTTGGGAGTAGAGTTAAAGGTCGACCATCTACCAAGGTCATCTCATTCTCACAGAAGTCGATAAATCCTTGTATGGCATCTGGGTCGTAGTAATAGTTTGGATTAGCGATATCCGCGTCGATACGGTTCATTTGCATCGAGATTTCACGACATACAGGAATCTCTCCACGCAGTACAGCGTCTCGAAATCTACCGTACTCGACAGGAACCGCGGTATTGCTTAATACCACTTATTAGACTCCTTTGCTTGGAAAGAATTATTTAATGCGAGGAAGTTTTACGCGTTTGCGAATCTTTTCGATGTATTTATTTTCCTGTTTCATACCCTCGCGGGTTCGACTAGGTACTACGTTATCGCGACCTTCTCGTAAAGCGCGCTTAACGTCGACGTTCTTCTTCCCATCAATAGGGTCGCTTGCGGTGTTATAGGTTCTACCATATTTAGGATCGTTTATTCGACGTTTGTTCGACTCTGAGCGATCTTTCAACCCACGCTCACGATTCTTATCAAAGGTTTGATCATCAACCCAATTGACGGCATTTTCAATACCTTCTAATGCGGAATTAACACCGTTTGTCAGATGTTTTTTCCATTTCATACCTTTCTTACCATAATGTAAGAGTAAGTCATCTTGCGACGGGATATACACCCCGTTAATAATTTCGCCCATATTTACTCCAAAATGATTAATCGCACCCTTCTTCCATTTGTTTGAAACAATACCATCAGAAAAGGCGGGACCGCTTCCGCTAAAATCCCAAGACGGTTTACTATATCGTTTAATATTAGAAGACATGGTCTCTTTTCCGCTTGAATCCTTAACTGTATAAGAAGTATGTTCATGATTATTTATAGTAGAGATGATCGATTTACGAACATTTGGATCGATCTTATCCTTACGATATTGAGATGGTGCGGATGATTTAAACAATCGCTTACCTGCCCCTTGTTGAGAGTTATACTCGTCATATTTTCTCTTACCATAAATACCAAGTGAGACACCTGTGGTAACGCCACCTATAGTCGATAGAGCCGAAGGCAGCGCGGCATTTACAGCGGCATTTGCCGCATTTTGAGTCCCAACGAAAGAAGCTCCTTTTGAGATAGCTCCTAATACAGCATTGTCTGCTGCTGGTTGTAATATATTATTGATAGCAACTTGCCTAGATATAGCAAAAGCGGTTCCGCCACTTGGACCAACCAAACCAGTAGTAGCAAGGGCTCTACTAATCTTACCATCCTTATTATACTTAGCTCGACGAGCAGGATCCATGCCTTTACCAGAATATGAAGCGGTATCATACCCTCGAAGTTTGGAGTTTTTCTGCTGTCTAGCCTCTGCTTCTTTTAATTGTTTAGAATAGTCGGAATCAGAAATACGGCCTTTTTTATGGGCCTTATTTAGAGAATTAACTTCCTTAAACAGACGCTGACTTTCTTTCTTAAGTCCGCTCTTACTGTCTGATGAATTAGAAGTAAGTTTATTTAAAGAAGCCTTATTACCCTTTAATCCATAGTTTAGAACATTTGCTGCTTTTTCGATAGCCATAGAATCCTTGTCTGTACCAAGAGTACGATCTTTAAGAATCTTATTATTTCTAATAATAGTCTTAATATCTTGCATAGCTGCCGAATTATGAATTTTAGGATTATATCTTACGCCGCCTTTTGTCATAATAGAATTGATAGATTCGCTTTCAGCTAAGATATTATTATCTCTTAATCTACCATGCTTCTGTAGCTTATCGAAAGCTTTTACGACACGGCGTGTTCCGCGGATGGCTTTATTAAACGCCCGTTTATTTGGGTCGCCAAAGATATGCATACCCCACTTCATACCCTTACGACCAGCGTGCTTGATCATAAATCGGTTCTGAACTGATTCTGGGATATATACATCGACACCACCCACATTAATAGATTGTGTAAATTTAGTCATAGTTGTTGGTACATCCTTGAACGCTTTAGCCCATTCTTGTTTCTTCTTGAAAGCCTCAATAGCATCTTTTGCTGCTTGTCCGGATTTACCATTACCAACAACACTTGATGGCACCTTAGAGTATACATCTAATGCGGCGGAGGCTGCTTTACCAACAAAAGCAAGACGAGCTTGTTTCTTTTTCTGTAGAGCTTCTCTCCGAGCTTTCTCGGGAGCCTCTACTAGTTCTTTAAACTTCCTTTCTGCTTCTAAGCGAGCGATCTTAGACTTTAGAGCCTTGGTTGACATATTATCACGACTGCGATACATATCAAGAAATTCTGCTTCTCGCATACGCTCATCTACAGATTTGCGAAGTTTCTTAGGGATTTTGACGTTTTTAGGATCGGTATTCTTGTCGCGTCTAAAGCGCCCGCCAGAACCAGTACGTCTCCTCCCGAAAATATTCATACCCCACTTCATACCCTTACG